GACGTCAATGAATTGAACGTTATCATGGGTGGACTACAGGAACTTCCACACCGCGTGGTAGATCCAATTCTGAAGAAACTCTTCCAGCAGGCTCAGGCACAACTGGGTCAACCGCAAGGATAATTAATGCCGACTCCAGGATCTGGCGCCATCTCGATGAATGATATGAGAACGCACATTAACCGTGCGACCACAAGCTCTATCTCTATGTCCGAGATGCGTGCCAGATACGGGGGTTCCGGTGCTATTGCCTTTAGCGATCTTCGAAGATCTGAAGGATTTACCATTGATCCGGTCCGCGTCTATGTGTCTGGTAAGTTAGCCCAGAACACAGACGGATGGGCTACAGGATACTATCCTCAAGGATCTATTAGTCCAAACGAAAATAACGGAAGACTGCAGTTTGCGGATGCGAGCTTTTTGGTACAGGTACTTGAGGATAATATTTTTAATACTGGCACTACCCAATTATTATTAACCCAGAATAACTCTGTAAGTTTTGGCAATGGTAGTCAAGTCACAACCGGTTTCAAAACCACAAATATTACCAGAGTTGTACTTGCCAATACTTCTCGCACTATAACATCAGCCACAAGCAATGATAATCAGTCTGACGCGTATATATCATACGATATGCCTACATCTGGTACTATTCACTGCTTAATAAAGTTCTAAGGAAAATTGAATGGATGATGATATTAGAACTTGGGAAGCAGAAGATGAAACATCTCAGCCATCTGAGGCTGTGATTATGCTTCAAACTATCAACTCCAATGTTCCGACACCAGAAACCGAGGCAGAAGAGATCTAATGGCATTCTTCTCTAATTACAATCCTGTAATCATTGGTGTATATGACAATGAACTGTATGTGTCTCACTTCCAGCCAAACAATAGTGGCAAGGTTTTAGGCAGGGACTCGCTTGAGAACGTCCACCATTCAGGCGGAGTTCCGGAAGATCATCCAACACTAACTAACGTCATTAAGAACACAAACGGGCACGTATTCCTTAATGGATCGTTTAAGTTCGAATGGGAATGGCCAGGTGGCGATGTTACAGAACAAGAGATCGATGACTACCTCGATCTTATTGATAACCTTCCAGTATCAACTCCGTTTGTTGCCACAAAAAGTACTAATAAAGTTACATTAACCTTGGCCGATGCCAACTTCCAAATAGCTGATTGGATTGGGCAGCCAATGCCATGGCATCCTAAAGCGCCAGTTGCCAAATTAACTGCTGCGTCCGATGAGTCAGAGTTTGTATGTGTATCAAGACTTAATGGTTCCTATGCAAACTATACATTCGAACAAAGAACAATTGAGCCTGGTGAAACACTGTCGCTCACAAGGCCTGAGTGCGATACTTGTTACTTCATGTTCTCAGATCATGTTCTCAAAGGCACACAGGTTCTTATAAGTAAGAAGCTGTACAAAGTTACTAGTGAATCTTTACAGATCAAAAACAATCAATCGAACAGAATCAGAATACTGAGGTACTACAAATGATTAGATATTTGAAAGCAATGAAGTTACTCAGAGAGTTTCAAAAGGCGCCGCCACAAGACAAGCCAATGCGCAATGTCTATAAAGCAGAGCGTCTGTTTAACGAGACCGCATTCGATCGTAAGTTTAAAGAGTTTTGCAATACTGAGATCGCACACAAAGTATTCTCACAACCAAGAGAACTAATTGATGTCCAATGTGACAGAGAGTACCTGGCTAGTCTGCCAGCTGGATCCCTTGGCCGAGAGTTCCTTGAGTTCATGGATGAGAACCTTGACTTCTATGCTGGGTATCTCTACGAGGGATACAAGAAGGAATGGGAAGATCATCTTGACACCGAGGAGAAGAAGCGCTTCTCATCAAGAATGTTTGCCTGTCACGACTTCACACACCTTGTGATTGGCTGGAACAGAATGATTCTTGGCGAAGCTCATGCTGCCGCCTTCCACTCGGTTCGTGAACAGAATGATAGTAACTCATTCAAGGCTCTCATTAAGGTCGGATATATAAAAGTGCTAAGAACAACAAAGAACATAAAGACATCTTTTATGTCCAAGAAGTCGATCGACGAAGCAAGAGAAGTTGGAAAGAAGATCCCATGGTTGCCGACCGTTGACTGGGAATCGATGATGGCATGGCCACTTGAGGATGTCAGAAAACATCTGAATATCTCTGAACAGGATATTAAAAACTACAGAGAGATCCAACAGAGATATAGAACTGAACACGTGGATCTATTTAAAGCGGAATATAATGATGTTGCGAAAAAACAATATGAAGTGTGTGTCGGTCCAAACGCTAAAGAACTGCAAAGCGTGGTTGCTACACAAATTTAACTATCTTAAGACCAAGAGATGGTTTCAAATATTTCTTGGCTTTGTTATAGTTAGATGGATATTTAGAATCAGCGTCTTAATAAGCATATTTTATTTTGGAGTTGATCTGTTATGAAAACGTTTGATTTGTTTCCTACATTAGTAGGAACCGAAGTATATCCAGATCATAAACAGTTCAAGCAGATCTTCTTTGATAACTTACCAAAGTATATGAGAGAAGATGGTATTACTGGAGAAGAGTCTGGACATATAGATCTCCATCTCAATCCGGACTTCAAAGATCTCTTTCAGTTTATATCTCATGTTGCCCATGATTATATTGACACGCTTATTGGTTCAAAGGATATCTGGGAAGCTTGGTTAGTTAAGACTTGGTTCAGTGACTTTAGTGTGCCTCCACATAACCATGCTGATGCACATCTTTCATTTGTATATTATGTAAATGTTCCTGATGATAAAGCCAGTCGAATGCATATGATTGCTCCGAATGATCGTCTGAATGATTTAGTCAATGGTATGTTTCTGGCTAATAAAAATAATGCTGTAGTAGTATATAATAATCAGTATAATTGCAACTCGGTTGAATTCCAGCCATATGAAGGCGCATTAATAATTTTTCCGGCAAAGTTGCACCATTTTGTAGAATCTACAAAACCAAGTGACAATATTAAGAATCGTAGAATCTCTTTAGCAGGAGATTTTATTTTGACATTGAAAGAACCTACCGCCAGGTCTATGGGATTACAGCCCATAAATAATTGGCGGCAATTTTAAGGATATAATAATGAATCAGTTATGGCAATTTTGGCATGCAACGTTAACAGCCGATCAGGTAGATGGTATTATCAATACCGGTAATCTGTTCCCTGTCTCAGAAGCCGGTCTAGGTTTTGATGGATCTACCGAGAATATCGATCAAAGATCTAGTGAGATTCGTTGGATCAACCCTCACGATGTTGCATCTAAGTATGTTACAGATCTTCTGTGGTATTATGCAAACGAGGCAAACCGCAACGCATTCGGCTTCGATATAAACTACCTACCGGATATCCAATACACCAAGTACACTGCAGAAGCCAATGGCAAATATGATTGGCACTGTGATACGTTCTGGGCTAATCCAACTGCATATGACCGTAAGCTCTCTATCGTTATCCAGCTATCGGATAGTGATGACTATGAGGGTGGAGACTTTGAGATCGATCATCAGTATGCTCAACTTCCTGTCGATCAGGTCAGAGCCAAGGGAACGGTTATCGTTTTCCCATCATTTCTTAACCACAGAGTCACACCAGTAACGAAGGGCGAGCGTAGATCGTTGGTTTCTTGGGTGCAAGGACCTAAGTTCAGATAACTGTTCTGTTAGGCATAAGCCATTCTACCATAGTTTGTGGTTATTGTACATAGAAAAGTTGGTGTGGCCGGTATTATAAATAGAATCAAAAGAGGTTACTATGGCTGCACCAACAACAAAAGCTGAGTTTAAAGAGTATTGCCTACGCAAATTGGGTAAGCCTGTAATTGAGATCAATGTTGATGACGATCAAGTTGATGATCGTATTGACGAAGCTATTCGTTATTATTGGGACTATCACTTTGATGGTTCTGACAGAATCTACTATAAGCATCAAGTTACTTCTGATGATGTAACAAATAAGTACATCACTCTTCCAGAGAATATCATTGGTGCAGTAAGAGTTTTCCAAATCGGTGATCCATCGATTCGTGCCGACGATCTTTTTAATATTCGTTATCAGATTGCTCTGAACGATCTCTATACATTGACAAACGTTTCTCTAGTTCCTTACTATATGGTAATGGAACATCTTGCGCTTGTGACAGAGCTTCTTGTTGGCCAGCAACCAATTCGTTATCAGCGTCACAAAGATAGACTTTATGTTGATATGGATTGGAATACAGTTCCTGTTGGTACATTCTTGCTTGTTGAAGCATATGAAGTGATCGATCCAGCTGTATACACAGATGCATGGAATGATCGTTGGCTTCAAAACTATGCTACAGCACTGATCAAGAAACAATGGGGATCAAACCTGACCAAGTTTACTGGCATGTCTCTGCCTGGTGGCGTACAGTTTAATGGAGAAAAGATCTACGACGATGCGACGGAAGAGATTCGAAGAATGGAAGACGAGATGATCTCATCTTATTCTCTTCCAGTTCTTGACATGATCGGGTAGAGGATCCATGGAAGCTTTTGTATACTGCTGGACAGATCATAAAAATAATATGCTATACGTCGGATCTCATAAAGGAACTCCTGTCGATGGCTATGTTTGCTCAAGTAAATATATGCTTGAGCAATATAAAGTTCGACCACAAGATTTTACAAGACAAATTATCGCTGAAGGTTTATTTTCTGATATTAGAAAGCTTGAAAGCGTAATTTTAAAGTCTGTGAATGCAAGAACAAACGAAAGTTTTTATAATCAAAGCAATAATGATGCAAATTTCACTCTAAAGTTTCACACAGAAAAAACAAAAAAAGCAATTAGTTTGGGCAACCTTGGGCGTCGTAGAGAAGATTTGTCTGAAAGAAATAAATTAGGTCATTCTTTAGAAACACGCAAAAAAATTAGTCAAAATCATCATGATGTTTCTATAGAAAATAATCCAATGTATGGAAAAAAACATTCAGAAGAATCTAAAAACAAGATTAGATTGAATCGAATCGGAAAAGGAACTTCTCCTAAATCTGAAGAAACTAAAATGAAAATGGCAGCTGCTAGAAAACTATATTGGGATAGAAAGAAAGGAATTATCAATTGAGTACTTCTTTCTATTTTAATAATTTTACTAATAGCCAAGAACAACTGTTAATTGAGGATTTAGTATTAGAATCAATAAAACTTTACGGCCATGATTTGTATTATTGTCCTAGAACACTCATTGCCAAAGATGATATCTATGGCGAAGATACTCTTTCAGAATACAAGACTGCTTATTATATTGACATGTACATTCGTAACTTTGATAGCTACGAAGGCGATGGTAACTTCTTGTCTAAGTTTAATCTAGAAATTCGTGATCAGATGACTCTCACAGTCTCTGTTCGTAACTTCATGAATGAAATTGGTAATCTTGAAATGATTGATCGCCCACAAGAAGGCGATCTCATTTATATTCCAATGCTTGATCGTTTGCTTGTCGTCAAGTATGTAAACAAGAATCCTGTGTTCTATCAGATGGGTGCAATCCAGATGTATGATCTGGTTTGTGAAATGTTTGAATACAGTTCAGAGAGATTTAGCACCGGCATCGATGCTATTGATAATATTCAGACTGATCTCTCACTCGATGCTACTGCATATGATCTGCTTACTCAAGACGGATTTATCATTACTGACCAAGATGGATATCAGATTGTTCAGGGTGGTTATAACTTTGAACAACAAGCAAGAGATCCATACGAAGATAATACAGAATTTGAGATTGAAGGTGACAGCATTCTAGACTGGACTCAAATCGATCCATTTAGTGAAGGGAACGTATAATGTTCGGTCGCACCTGGCACCATGATGTACTCAGAAAATA